CATAGCTGTCTAGCTTATCTGAGTTTTTTATAATATCAATTTTTAAATTATCGATAGCTAGAATAAAATCTTTTTTTAGTCGGTTCACTCTGTTACCTCATTTCTCTAGCGTTTTGATTACATTTTCAATATGTTCTTTCTTCTTCTGCAATTCTTCCAAACTTTTGACTTCTAGTGCTTTTTTAATAATTTCAAGTTGTTCAATTTCTTTTTTAAACTTGATAAGTTCTTCAACTTTGCGAGCATAATCCCTAAAATTATTTGCCCAATCCCATTCTTCCCAACCAAAAACTCTTATAATTTCTTGTTTTAAGTCATAGTATTTTCTTTCTAAATCTCTATTGACCATCGCTTGAGAATACATAATGTAGAATGTCATAGCTGAAATCAGCAAACAAGCAATAAACATTCCCCAAAACATCAAATCTTTCATTCCGTTACCTCCTCAATCTCAATCCCAGGGCAATCAAATACCCAGCCAAAGCCAGCTTCTTCTAGTTCTTTGCGGGTGTGTTTGGTTCTGTACGCACAGATTTCGCTATCTGAGGCAAAAAAATATTCTTCGGATAATAAATCCTTATTAAGATAGCGACCATATCCATTAATTCTTTTCATCTTCACCAAATACCGCTTCTCTTTCTCGACCTCGTAACCGAACTGGTGCATGTTGATGAGAATTTGGATAAAGTTATCTGTATTCGACATCCAGTTAAAGAGAGTCTTGTCATTTATAAAATCTCCAAAATTATGCAAACAAAGATATGCAATGTTTTTATCTAAATTATCTTTGTTTATCTGATACCAAACCGACACTTCTGGCGGAACTTTGACTTTCTGCGTTTCGTCTAGTTGTTCTAAGTCTTGTAGAAAAATTTGACGTGCAGTTTCTGCACCTTCAGCATTCCATACACCCTCAAGTTTTTTATACTTCTCAATCAACTGTTTTACATTCATCTTCCAACTCCTTTAACTGTTCCTTGTATTTTTTTATCTTCTTTCGCCAAAATTCACGTTCCGCTGACCTCATTTGCACCGATGATTTCTGACTTGGTTTCTTCAGTTCTTCAGCTTTAGCTTCTGCTACTTCGATTGAATGTTTCAAGCTTTCAATCATGGCTTGTTTTATGTTCATGTTCGTTCATTCCTACGATTTCAAGTTCAATTCTATATTTCTTGTTTCCGGACTTTCCACCGTGTCTAAAATCCGTTGACTTGATAACGTGATAATTGTCATCCGTCCAAAATTTCGCATCGGTCAAGCCGTCTAAAAGTGCCTTACTTGTTGGCGACCAGTTCGGCGGGTCATATATGCGATTAGTCGGGGCGAATACCCAAACTATCACTTTACAAGGCTTTTTCTCGTTAAAAGGTAAGCCAAAGTAATCTCGTAAAGTATTCCGCCCTTCATAATGCGCAAGTTGTCTTAAAAACTTTGTGATTTTAGCTTTTTTCTGAAAGTTCAATCTGTCATTCGCTGAAATCATCTGTTTTCTGTCAAGTTCAAATTTTAAAATTAGTTTTTCCATTCTAATTCCTTTGCTATTGCAGTGATCACATTGACTGTCACGCTATTTCCTGCTTGTTTGTATAATTGACTATTGCTATTTACTTCTTGAGCTTTGTCAAATGCCCAGTCAGGAAAACCTTGTAACCTCCAACATTCTCGAGGGGTTAGTTTCCTAATTCTGAAATCAGGCTCTACCACCCCTTGACTTTCTCCAGTCAAAAGAGTATTTGCTATCTGTTTCCCGACTCTACCACGCCTTGTTTTAGAGTTCGGATGAGATAGGTTTACGCTATCTCCGATTTGCGCTTCAGCATATCCTTGTGAGGTTGCTTCTTTCACTCGGATTTTAGGTTCAAGTCCTCCACCTTGATATGCTCTGATTGTTGGTGCGATACCGTCCGTTTTGTAAACCACACCACTCTGATTGAAATTAGGCTCAATTATTCCAAACTTTTTAATTTCATTCTCTACAACAACACCATGCCTATCTTGAGCAGCCAGGGTAAACATAGGCTCTCCGTCTGTTTTAAATCTTCGCCCATTTTGTCGTTTCTCTGCTCTGTCTGGTGTAAGTACAGGTATAGCTATCTTCTGTCCCTCTCCTTTGTTTGTGGTTAGTGTAGGAGCTAGACCGTTAGCTTGATAGACTTCTCCATTCATACCATTCCCAGACGGGTTGACATTACCGATTTTCACGACTGATTGGCTACTAGTTGACCGACTTTCTCGTCCGATAGGAAAAACGTTTCTGGTACGTTGCCCTCTAAGATGTCCGATAATGAACACACGCTCCCTATTTTGTGGCACTCCAAAATTCTTGCTGTTAAGCACTTGCCATTCCACATCATACCCCAATCCGTCCAAGGTTCGGATGATGGTTTCAAATGTAGCCCCCCCGTCATGGTTGAGGAGTCCTCTGACGTTTTCAAGGAATAAATATTTAGGTCTGAGAATAGATGCGAACCTACAGATTTCAAAGAACAAAGTTCCTCGTGTATCTTCAAAACCTCGTCTGTGTCCCGCAATGCTGAAAGCCTGGCACGGAAATCCTCCACAGATAACGTCCACACTTCCGAATCCTCGAATAGACTCGTCTGATACTGCTGTGATGTCATGTAGTTCTATTTCTCCTTCAGTGTTATGTATCGCTTTATAACTGGCTCTAGCGTATTTGTCTATTTCACAAAATCCAACGCATTCATGCCCAGCGGACTCCATTCCAAGACGAAATCCACCAATGCCAGCGAATAGATCCAAAAATTTCATCTGTTTATCTAAAAAAATGCGACTGCCTTTGTGAGTTTGGCTAAATACGGGCAGTCGCTCGTCCAAGGTCACATAACCCTTACTGACGCTTTCTAGTTCGCAGTTTTACAAGAATGCACGGCTTGTTTAATTTGTTTACATTTCAATCAGGTCGTTCAGAGTAACGACTGCATCTAGTTTCTTCTGACTTCTGCAATAGTCACAGTGCCCGCACTTCTTAGGTTTCTGTTTCCCCTGGATCACGTCCCAAACTTCGACAATTTCAGACTTAATTTTGTCTAAACCTTCTTCAAGCCATTCATCGTCAATCTTCAAGATTTCACGGTCTGGTACTGTTTCCTTACTGACCGCTACGATGTAAGGCCTAAAGTCCTTACCAGTCATCTGTTTTAGGAGTTCACGATACAGACCAAGTTGTCCGTGATACCCAAAATTCAAAATGTTATTGACTGCGGCAGGAACTCGCTTCTTGAGTTCTGCGCTCCATTCCTCGGCATAGATGGACTTCATGGTTTTTAAATCCACAAAGTAGCCACGACTTAGATTGACACTATCTAGCTTACCTTTGACTGATACGCCTTCGATTTCGCCATAGACAATCAATTCTTTTTGAACTTCGTCTGATGAGTAGCCATGGTACAGACGGTTGAATCCTTCATCGTCTTTCAGACTTTCAATCATCTTATCGCCAATCACAAAGTCGGATTTGAGGTTTCCTTTGTTTTTGCCAGTCTTAGCTAGTAGCTTCTCGCCATTCTCATCCATGAACTGCTTGTGCGCTTCTTCGCTTTCAAAGTAACTATGAACGTAGTTACCGAGTAGGAGAGGGGTCTCGTCCCTCTCTTCTACCCATTGGCCACTATCAAGGGCAAATGCCTTCGCTTGACATTGCTGATACCGTTTGAAGCGTGAATTGGTCAGGTAGCTCGTGTCCTGGTAGTAGTTTTCTTGTGTTAGTTCTTCCATGGATCCTACTCCTTAACGTTGATAGTGTTACCTTCAAATAAACTAACTTCTTCCAAAACTTCGCCCGTTTCTTCGTCAAAGTCTGGAATTTCTTCTGCTGGGTAGCTTGTGTCAGTGGTTGTCACTTCTTGCTCAATGACCTCTTTTTTCTTGCGAGTTGTTTTTTTAGGTTTTTCAGGCTCCTGAACCTCTGTCACTTCTTCAGGCTCGACAACTTCGCCCATGATAGCGTCAAGCGTTTCTACTGGCTCGCTTGGAGTGATGTCTTTAACATTGCGCTCGTTATCAAACTCATTTTCAGTAGTTCGATTGACGGCATCAATAAATAAGTCATTGTCGTCTGATGTATTAAAGAATTGTTTAGCGGCACGATTGATAACTGTGCGCTTAGCCATTTCTTGTGGGAAGTTCTTCTGAACATTGCCGTTTCGTGATTGCGCCCATGACTTATCAATTTCTTTCTTGGTCATGATCGTGAGGATTTTCTCCCCATCTGTTTTTTCAATCACACAATAGGCACCTTCGATTGGATTGTCCTGGTTCTTCCAGCTTGACTTGTGGCTGACAAATTTCCAGCGCCCATCCACGTTTTCAGCTTCAAATTCGTCGCCTTCAAAAATAATCTGAGCGTAGATGTCTTTTACTTCAGGTAACTGTTTAACAACCTTCATAGTTCCAAAATATGAACGGTTCAATTTAACTGTGTTTCCATAAGGAATGAAATAGCATTGTGTCTTAGCAGGGCTTAGACCTTGTGTGACCATATCAAGTAAAGCATTATACACACTTTCTGGTGTGCATTTTTCTAGCAAATTCCCACTAGCTGAATTTTTTAGAGCGTAGTAAGCTGAACTTAGAGCGTTACTCACGCTATAATTCCGTGAAATCCTCAAGCCTTCTTTTTGCATTTCCTGGATCCGTGCAGCTACTGGTGATGTGATTTGTTTTTGTGTTAGTTCGTTTGTCATTTCTTTCTACCTTTCGTTTTCTTCAAGTTCCAATTTTCACGCTTCAAGCGTTTATTTTCGTTTTGTAGTTTTACAATAATATCTTGTTGATCGTTGATGATTTCTCCGAGTTCAACTCCAAGATGGATATAATCAGATCGCCATTGACTGATTTCTGCTTGTAGTTCTTCAATCATGCTCTAACTTCCAATATTTCTCTAGATCAACTGCCATGACGATGGATAAGTTCTTTTGCTCGGTCAAAATCTGACGTCGGTAAGGTGCAAGCCCAGCTTGTCGTTCTTCCTCGTTTCGTGGAAGATAGTAGCCGTTAGGTTTAAACTTCTTAGCCACAATCGGATGTCTGAAGTTTACCCTTAGGCTTTCGATTACCTGTTCAAGCATACGCTTTGATAAGCCTGTCTCTTTTCGGATATCTAATGCCGTGATAGGCTCTTCAAAACTTGCTTCGTTAATAATCAAGTTCAAAACTTCAATTTCAATCGAATTCATTTCTCTACTAATCATATTCCCTCCCGATGAATACGCATCTTAATTCTGTACTTCCGCACTCTGTACACTCGATAGGCGGATAACTGTCAATCACTTCAAATTCATGTCCGCAGTCACAACAACCATAATCCCAAATATAAAGGTTCATTGTTATTGCTCCTTGTGGATATCCTCAATTGCTTCTAGCTTTTCGACAAAATCGACATACGCTTTATAAAAATCGCCGGATTTTTTGCTATCTTTATATGCTTTTTCAACCAATTCAGCACCGCTACCATAAAAACAACCGACTCTCCATTTTTTGTTAGATTTTGTATAAGTGAAATATCGACCGCTAGACCATGTATTTTTGAAAACAATATAATCAGCGTTGCCGTATACCCTAGCGTTG